TTTTGGTTTGCAACGAGCAATGGGACAGCATAGTAATGACGTTCGTGTAGTTGTACACGTTCATCCTACTTACTGTATTGCGGCCATGCATGCCGGCATTGATCTAAGCACAGTTAGTGTAGAGTTCCCAGAATTAAATCGCTATACAAAAGTAGCTAAGAACGTAGGAGATGTGCCGCCTATTAGTCAAGAGCTTGCTGATCGTTGTCATGAAAATCTGTGGCTTCGAAAAGATGGTACAATTAATTTTGACATTGTAGGTATTAAAGGACACGGAGTAGTTGCCATTGATACAAGTCCATGGCGTGCTTTTGAGCATATTGAACGATTAGAACACATTTGCAAAATAGTACTTGCAAGTGGTAAGTATTAAATTATAAAGGAAATAAAATGAAATTATATATAAAATATATTGATGAACAAATTGTAGATCATCCAATGCTTGAAGATAATCTAAAGCAGGTAGATCCTACTTTTGATCCAACTAATCTTCCAGATACATTAAAAGTGTTCGAACGTGTAAATGCGCCGGTACCTGGACCATATGCTTACATACAGGTTTCATATCAACTAGGTGATGATGATATTGTTAGAGATGCGTATACAGAATTACCATTCAGTGCAGAAGAACGAGCCAAACTAATTGAATATACAATGGCACAAGTGCATCCTAATGGTTGGACCTTTAATGAAACAATCTGTGGTTGGGAACCGGGTGTACCTTATCCGACAGATGGAAAAGTATATGAGTGGTCTGAAGAATTAGAGAACTGGTCAGTAATGAACACTTATTAATATCTATGTCAAAAGCACAATACGATTTTTCAAAACAAACAAATTACCTTAAGCGTACAATGTTCCTAGACCCTGCTGGGCCTGTAACAGTACAACGCTTTGAGGAAGTTAAATATCCTAAACTACAGAAGTACGAAGAACTTGCTCGTGGCTTCTTCTGGGTACCAGAGGAAATTAGTCTTACCAAAGACAAGATGGATCACAAAGAAGCCAGTGATGCTGTTAAACATATCTTTACCAGTAACTTGCTAAGGCAAACTGCATTAGATTCTATCCAGGGTCGGGCTCCTTTTCAAGTGTTCGGCCCAGTTTGTTCAATCCCAGAACTCGAAGCACTGACACTTACCTGGAGTTTCTTCGAAACAAGTATTCACAGCAAGAGCTATAGTCACATTATTCGTAACGTCTACGGAGTACCTAAAGATGAGTTTAACAAGATTCACGACACGGCTGAAATTGCTGGTATGGCTGCTAGTGTTGGTCGTTACTATGAAGACCTTCATATTCTTAACAGCCGTAAAGAGTTGGGTGAAGATGTTGGACTCCATACTCACAAGCGAGCCATATGGATGGCACTACACGCAAGTTACGCATTGGAGGCTTTACGCTTCATGGTGAGCTTTGCCACTAGCCTAGCAATGGTAGAGAATAAGATTTACATTGGTAATGGTAACATCATTAGTTTGATTCTACAAGACGAACTACTTCACGCAGAGTGGACTGGTTGGTTGATCAACAATGTACCCAAAGACGATCCAGAATTTATTGAAATTGAAAAAGAATGTGAAGCAGAAGTATACGCTATGTATATGGAAGTTATTCAGGAAGAAAAGGCCTGGGCTGAATACCTGTTTAAGAAGGGTGTGGTCATTGGATTGAATGCCAGCATATTAAAAGACTTTGTTGACTATACTGCATTTACAAGATTAAAAGAAATTGGTATCAAGTATCTTGAAGATCATCCAAAGATGAGTCCTATCCCTTGGTTCAACAAACACGTTAACATTAATAAAAAACAAACTGCATTACAAGAAAACGAAAGCACCAATTATGTTATTGGTGTTATGAGTGATTCAGTTAGCTACGAAGAATTACCAGATTTATAAGGAAGTTAAATGACTAAAGCAATTGTGTGGTCGAAGTACCACTGCCCATTTTGCGATCAGGCAAAGGCATTATTAAAACAACGGGGTATCTCATTTCAAGAAAAGAAAATTGGTGATGGATATTCTAAAGAAGAATTGTTAGAGGCTGTGCCTACAGCCCGTACAGTACCACAAATCTTTATCGATGACCAGCTCATCGGAGGGTTCACTGAACTAAAGGCGCATTTAAATGGATGAGCCTATTGCAGATGAAAGCACCATTGATCTATCTAGTGGTATAGATTACGACAGTGTTACTATAGATACTAGCAGTATGAACTCATACAATTACTCCTATAGTACAATACCATCTAGTATTACTATTAGTAACGGTAGCGGTAGTAACTATGGTGCAGTCGGTAGCTCTGGTAGCTTTCTAACCAGCGGCTTGAATGGCACTAGCTGGAGCAACACAAATTGGAATATAAGCAGTAGTTCGTCAACTCCGGGTTTAAAAGTATCAGGTGACGCAGAGTTTGAAGGCAAGGTTATGATAAACGGCCGGAATATCTCAGAGTTCATGGAAACCATTTCAAACCGTCTTGCCATACTTCAACCTGACCCTGCAAAACTAGAGCACTTTGCAGCTCTTAAAAAAGCCTACGAGCATTACAAAACGCTCGAAGCTTTGTGTCAATTACCTAAAGAAGAAAACGAGGAATAATATGTTAATCAATAAAGGATTCTCATCAGGAGATGTAGTAAGTATCAAGTTAATCAACGGTGACGAAATCATTGCTAAATTTGAAAAAGAAGACAACGAAACTATCACTATTAATCGGCCGCTGGCCTTAACCATGAATGGACAGGGCCTGGGAATGATCCCATGGGTTTTTCTGGGCAAAGATGGTTCTATCACTATAAGCAAAGCTAATACATTCTTTGTTGTAGAAAGCAAAGGCGAAGCTGCTACACAATATACCGAAGGAACTACTGGCATTGCCCTTCGTTAAATACAGTATTAGGAGATTGGAGTATGCCATATATACCAGGGGGAAATAATCACGGAGTTGTACACGTTGCTGATGTATATCACAGCGGTAACGTCTACGCTAATAACGTCCCAATTGCTCTTTGGCAATCACCTGGGGGTAGCGGAACCTTTGGTGGGATTAGCGTATCTGTATCTGTAGAGTTAGATCCTGTAGTAGTAGAACAAGTAACAGCGCAGGTTAATACCTATGTTGCTGCTCAGTCTGGGGAACCTAATCAATTTTTTAATGCGGCAGCGGCTGCAGACGGAGTTAAGGCCAACTATGCTGGTACAATTGATGATGCTACTACTGCTACTGCGGCAGTATCAACAATATCAACAGATACTACGTTTTCTAGTCTTGTACCATTCTTGTCAAAATGTCTTGATGAGGCTGGCGCAGGTAAGTGGCGTGAAACAGGACAAGGCGGTAAACCTAGTAATCCCACAATCACGGGCATTTGGCAGAATTTAGGATATCCAAAAAGCAGTCCTTGGACCACAGACCAAACAGCATGGTGCATGGGATTTATTAATTTTGGATTAAAGAGTTGCGGATATCGATATTTCCAAACTGCGTCAGCGGCCGCAATTACAACCAGTCCAGGGAAATGGAACGCTACACAAGTTCCCAAAGATCAAGCCCAGCCCGGCGATATTGCATTTTGGAGTTATAGACACGTTAACTTTGTTTATACTGCTCAAAATGGAAAATATACATTTGTAGGGGGAAACCAAACTCCTAGCGGTGGCAAAAACAACCCAGACGATGGCGATATAACCAAATCTTATCCAAACGGAACAGGCGCTAATAACGCAAATTGGGTAAGTTGCTGGCGTCCAAGTAAAACATAATGGTTGACAAACTGGTAAAAATCCAGTATAATAGTAACAAGAGGAAGCAGTAATGCAACAGGGTAAAGTAAAATGGTTTAATAATTCCAAAGGTTTTGGATTTATTGTACCAGACGAAGGTGGTGACGATGTGTTTGCACATTTTAGCCAAATTCAAATGGAGGGCTATAGAACTTTGAAAACAGACGAACATGTCCAATTTGAAGTTACAGATGGTCCAAATGGTAAACAGGCTCAAAATATTCAACGGAGTTAATCATGTATCAATATCGTGTTTGGGTTAGACTTAATCAGTATCAGACTGCCGACGTCATAGTTAATGCTAACAACGATTGGGAATGTAAAATGCTTGCTGAAGGCATGTACGGTTCCGGTACGGTACTGAACTACAGTAGAATCAATTAAATACAGTATATTATTTTTAATAAGGAAAAATTATGTCACGTAAAAACCCAACACCAGTAGAACGAGCAGCCAAACGAGCTGCCAAGAAGAAACGATAATGGCTAAATTTCGAGCCCATCATCCAAGGTCTGTTAAGGCTACTGCTAAACGAGTTTTAAAAAAGAAAAAGTAAATATCTCTAGGGGTAAACTTGCGTAGCAGGTTGCCAAGGTGAAAGGCCTTGTAGTTAGGCGGAGACCCCAAAAGCCCTAGAGATTCCGTCACTTTTGTCAACGTAATATAGGGCTAAGGCGTTATATATACATCATGGAGAAAGTTATGAAAAAATTATTGACTGCACTTGTTTTATCTTTTGCCTTTGTTGGGGCAGTATCAGCACAACATAGACATCACGGCCATCACGGATACCATGCTCCGAGAGTAATCCACCATCATGGAGGAAATTGGGGACAGGTATTTGTTCCTTTGATCATCGGTGGAGTTGTAGGTGCAGCTATTGCAAATAATAATAGACCCATTGAGACTCCTACTGTCGTTGTTCAACCCCAGGTATTGCAAGGTTCTCCAATTATACAATGTCCTCAAGGTACATACCCATTTGAGAATTTTGGTTGGGTTAAAAACCAATATGGACAATTTGTCCAAGCTATCTATATTGAGTGTAAGTAATGGCCTACTCAGATAAAGTTGTTGATCACTATGAAAATCCCAGGAATGTCGGATCTTTTGACAAGGGTGATCCTAGTGTTGGTACTGGTATGGTTGGCGCACCTGCTTGCGGTGACGTAATGAAACTACAGATAAAGGTTGACCATGATACAGGTATTATTACAGATGCGAAATTTAAAACGTATGGCTGCGGATCGGCTATCGCGAGTTCGAGCCTCATTACGGAATGGGTCAAAGGCATGCACATTGACCAAGCCGGAGCAATCAAAAACTCCGACATCGCCGAAGAACTAGCCCTACCGCCAGTCAAGATACATTGTTCGATTCTAGCAGAAGATGCTATCAAAGCGGCAGTAGATGATTACCGTAACCGACACAGCATCTAAAAAGATTAAACAACAGTTAACCAAGCGTGGGCGCGGTGTGGGCATTCGGATAGGTGTTAAAACTACAGGATGCAGTGGATTGGCCTACGTGCTAGAATACGTTGATAAGTATGTAGCAGAGGTTGGCGTGACTAACTTCGGCCACCCAGAGTTTGTCTTATTGATAGATGCTAAAAGTTTAGTTTATTTAAATGGGTTAACCATGGATTGGGTCCGTAACGGACTTAATGAAGGATTTGAATTTTTAAATCCAAACGAAAAAGATCGTTGTGGGTGTGGCGAATCATTTCGAGTGTAAATATAAGTTAAGACTGTATGAAGTAGACAGAAAAGGATTCAAGACGCGGGGGCAGTGCCCGCCAGGTCCACCATAAAACACATTAGAGTCCAGGGTGTGGTCAGCCTCGAAAACTGATGAATCTGGATGAGAACAGCGGAAAATTCAGCAGGATGAGTTCGTAGTGTGTTTTATAATGGGCCTGACACAGGATCGATTGGGTCAAGAGTACGAAAATGGACAGTCCGGCAATGTAGAAGCCGTTAGGATTGGGGTAACCCGGTCGTAGACACAAAAAAAGTAATCGCAAACGACGATACATTCCTATTGGCCGCAAACGCCTAATAGCGAGGTAGTTATACCTTGTAACCAAAAATAGCAGTAGGAACTTCGGTTCCTATTTTTACGACTTTGTAATCTTATTGTAATCGAATATTACTTAAATATTCGTATGAAGACATACCGCTCAATCTTTGTCAGTGATGTGCATCTTGGAACTAAAGACTGTCAAGCGGATAAGTTAAACAATTTTCTCAAACATAACTCATGTGATACATTATATCTAGTAGGCGATATAATAGATGCCTGGAAGATACAACAAAACAAATGGCGCTGGAAACAAAGCCATACTAACGTAGTACGCAGAGTACTAGGACATGCCAAGCGTGGAACCCGTGTAGTTTTCATAGCAGGCAATCATGATGAGTTTCTAAGACCAATGATACCATATGGGTTTAGTTTTGGCCTTATAGAAATACACAATCAAATAGAACACATTGGTGCCGATGGTAAACACTATCTTGTAGTACATGGAGACTTGTTTGATGGCATTACCCGACTAGCACCTTGGCTAGCTTTCTTAGGA